AATTTCCCGTTAATAATTTAAATCCGCACCATTGTTCAATTAAATCCGCCCAAGTATCTTCCTCATTAGGATATTTCAATAACTCATTTAGTCTTGCGTCTCCATCATATAATTCAAACGCTTTCTTATGTAATTGTTTTACCTCGTTCCAATTCTCAATCTTATCGGGTTGCTTCATTAAAGACTTATATCTTTTAGCTGCCGTTTGGTCAACTACCTTATAAACGTGGAATGGCGCTAACTTCGCCTTATCGGTAATTAGTTTAATAATAGAATAAACTATGTCGTTTGATTGATAACCGTCTCTAACGTAGGCTTGTGCGTTTTGCCCTTGCCATGTAACAATTCCTTGTTGGATTGCAACTTGAGCGCTTAAAGGTATATTCGGAAAAAGCGTGTTTACTTTCTTTTTACTAAAGAAGTCAAATAATCCCATATATGTACAATTTAGTCAAAGTTACTTATTTTATCCTAATAAACGGAAACAACAAACTTAGGAGTGTACTCAAATATCATTCGCATGGCTAAACAATCCGAAAAGTCTGGCGAACGACCTATCAAAGCCTTTACTTTGTCCTTTGGTATTATTCCCTTTTTTGTATCATTATCAACGGCCTTTTGTTTGACCTGTTCCAATTCCTCAATTATCTTTTGCTTTTGGTTGCCGTCTGCATTGATATATAATTTGCTATCATTTATTAACTCGGCTAACTTATAGTAACATTGGCTTTTAAGGTTGTCAAAGTTTTCCTTTTGCTTAGTAATTGGGTTTTCTAATGGAGAACTATTATTGACAAATCCTTTGCACCTAAGTATATCGCATACCCCACCGCCTACTCCGTCCTCATCGACTACTATATTAGAAGTTGGCACCTGGTAATCTTGTTGAAACTTCTTTATAAGTTCAGCCACCTCAACAACCGATTTACCATTGTATTGATAAAGTTTAACGCGCAGTCCACTCCAAACCCCAATAACAGTACTATCGTTACCAAAACGTGCAACGTCGCAGCTAATATAAGGTGTACCATTAGGTAAATAATTGCTACTAAAAACGTCAAGTATTTTATCATAGTTTATAAGTTGAGCAGGGTCGGATAAATATTCCCAATTACCAAATAATAATCTTTCTTTACTTACTTTATCAAGCGTTAAAAGGTTTTCCTTATAGTGCTTAGATATAAACGGATTATCATCTATTAACGAACTAATAAAGCGTTTATTGTTTGCGATTGAGTTATCTTGTTGCGGTTTATAGAACTCCGAATAAGTCCAATTCTTTGCCGGATTGCAGGTATAAAGTATCTTAGGAACTAAATCGTTTTGGTCTAATTGAAATCTTATCCTTGACTTGATAATGTTTCGTGCTTTGTCCTCTACCTGGTTGGCCTCGTCTATAAATGCGTCCGTAATTTCCAATGATCCTAATTCATCAAAGTTTGGGTCGCTTGGGTAACTATATAAATCCTTTAATAAAATAGTTGAGCCGTTAAAAAATTCTATTTGACTTGATTGAGCGTTAAACTTATAATGTTTCCCCGCTTCCAATCCTTGCATTTTAGCCACTTGAAAGAATGAAACTAACGTTGTTTCCTTTAATGTTTTAAGCACCGCACGGCCAATAAGTCCGCGAGTGTTAGGATATTTTAAGCGTTGTTTCAGTTGCCAATAACAACCTAAAGCGGTTTTTCCACCATTCAGCCCCCCGCACCGCCACCGAATAGCACTTCATTTGTGTGCTTATCTTCGAGTAGGTCGAGTGCGGAGGTTTGTTTAATTGATAATTCCATTAAATATTTGAATAAGTTCTATGCGAAAGTACGTCTTTAATTACCCAAAATGAAACATTATATATTTCAGCTAACATTTTTTTTGTTAATACTTTTGGTACATATTGACTCCTAATTTCTTTTACTTGAATAGGAGTTAATACTTTATTATGTCCTGCATTAAAATAAAAGTTCCCACTTTTAATAGCGTGTTTAGTATTATATTTACCATTGCACCATTCTAAATTCTCTACCCTGTTATCGTGTTTAATTGAATTTATATGATTAACCTGTGGCAAATTATTTGGATTTGATATAAATGTTTCAGCTACTAATCTATGAACTTTGCGAGTAATTAATTTACCATTTTTCATAAGTCCAACTCTTTGATAACCTTTTTTATCGGTTGAAGGTTTTAGAATAGCTTCTCTACCTTTAACACCATATTGAGTTTTAGTTAAAATATCTCCATTGGGGTAAATCCAATAAATACCTTCAAATCCTTTTAATTCTTTCATATCTTATAATTTGTGCTAAGATACTAATTGTTTTAACCACCCCCAAATAATTATAGGCTTCCTGTATTGCTAACGTATGTTTTTTTCTCTTCCCAAGTAATATTTATTCCGCCGGTTACCTCAAGTTCAGTCGATTGCTTCGCTTTGCCTTCCAATCTATCCATTAATATTTCGTATGCCTTTAAGTCGCCGTTTAAAGCCTTTTTAATTAATTGTAAGTCCATTTGTTCAGCGATACTAAATTCCTCGTCCTCGCCTGTAACGGGATTGCGTTTCTTTTGTACCAACTCCAATATTCTTAACAATCTTGTTTTGCTATTAGGAACTCCCTTAGGACGACCTGGCCCACCTGGTTTCCCTTTCTCAAATGGTTTTAAGTTTTGTTCGTTTGCCATAATCTCTCTTTTTTCTCTCTTTTTACAAAGATACACCACAATTCGGGCAAATAGTACCACCTTTAGTATTATCTATCTTTTTAGGCTCGTCAATGGTCGTAACAAGAAAGTCCATATCAATTCCCCAATCGTCCAAATCTTCTAAATTCCAATCGTCATTTGCTAATGCGTCCATATCAAATTCTCCGTAATGTGTATTATCAATTATCAGTAATTTCTTCTTTTTTTTGTCGCTAAGATTACTCATAACAATAACCGGCACATCTTGAATGCCTAACTCAATACAAGCTCTATATCTTTGGTGTCCGCCTAAAATAACATTATTCTCGTCTATGATAATAGGCTTTGCCATTAACAAATCAGGATCAGTTTCGATTGACTTAACCAATTTATTAAATTCCTCTTTGCTAATTTTACGAGGATTGCTCGGGTTGGGTTTTATTTGTGATATTAGCATTATCTATTTTTTGTGTCAGTTCTAATTGAAGGTAATTGTACTTTCTCCGTTTTTAGTAAATCATCAAATCCTAACGTCTTGCAACATTTTACCTTATGTTTCTTTAGTTGAGATTGCCAAACATAGTCCTCAACTATTCCGCATTTACATTTGTATTCACGTTTGCCGTAAGTATCTTTCATCGTCCTTGTCTATTATAAGGTTTAGTCGGTTTGTCCTTTGGGCCGTTTGTTTTTTTGTACTTTCCGCACTTTCTTTTGCCGAAGCTGACTTTGTTTCCGTTGCTTATTTTTGCCATTATATAAATTTATGTAGTCTGCCACAAAGTTAAAGGCTTCTTCTTTAGTTTCGCCATATACAAAGTGATTAATTTCTTCAATAACAAAAGAATATCCAAAACACCCATTTATAGGGTTGGTTTCTTTTATTGTATCGAATATATTATTTGTACTTTTCAATTATATCGTTTAACTCTAATCTTGACCACTTTTTTATAGTCTTTTGATTTTCTTCTAACCATTCTACCATTTCTTGACCAATCTTATTAATTAAGTTTTTACGATACCCAATCAAGTGAAATTCATCAAACCCATTTGAATATTGGCATTCGCCATTTACATTATATTCATTAAATCTTAAAAAAGAACTATTTTTTTGAGGTACATAATGACCAGCATTCATTTTTTCAACAGGCAATGTTTTGCCACAAGAAATGCAAGTAAAATAGCCATTTTCCGAATCTCTATCTCTAATAAAAGCATTAAATACTTTTTGTGCTTTAGCAGTTAATTTTGGTATTGTATCTATTTTTGTATTTGCCATTTTTTATTGGTGTATCTATTGCTTTATTATGATTCCAACCTCTTTGTATTCTATGTCTAATTGTTGTATGATGTAATTCGTTTATCTTTTTTAATCTCATTAAATCCATAAATGGATATTCAATCCCATCATAATTAACTTTAAATGTTATTTCACGATTATTTATATTATCTTGATTAGTTACAAATCTACAATTATTTGGTTCATAATTTCCATTATTATCTATTCGGTCTATTCTTAAATTAGGATCATAACCATTAACTAATGCCCAATCTTTAAAATTATTATAATTGTTAACCCATTCATCGCAAACTTTAATACCTCTTTTTGAATATCTATTTGCATTAATATAACTTTCTAAATAGCACCTTTCTTTCATTGATTTCCAAACTCTATATAATTTTGGATATTCAATATCTGCTTTTCTTGAACATATCCCACAAGATTTTATTCTACCTCTTATTAAATGTAATAATCTAATTTCCTTTTCATTCCCACATTCACATTTACATAAAAAAGAACGATTATATTGTCCAGAAGGCAACTTTATCCTTTCAGCTTCTTTTATTATAGTTAGTTTACTAAAAATATCGCCTTGTTTAATTTCTAATTTAGCCATTGCATTAAGTTTATGCAAATATAAACATTATTTTTTAATTCTAAAACAAACTTTCCTTCCATTTACCTCAAACCTCTTTTTATTCATTGGGTTTAAACCTTGTCTTAAACTATAATCGTTTATTCCTGTTGTTCTAACTGCATAAGCTATAGACTTAAACTCCGTTACTTGTTTTGTTTCAATATCAATCATTTTTACTTGAATACTATTTTCTAACCCTTTAATTTCCCCACTCATAATTTTTCTATTTCTTGTTTAACTTCTTGCCAATAAAAATAATCGTTAGCCATTGGGTGTTCTGTTAATATTAAATCTACTGCTATTAATGCACATTGTTTAGCTTTCTTTAAAATATATGAATGCTCAAAACCCATTTTTAATGTTACTATTGGTTTGTACTTTTTTATTAATTCATCACATTTTTCCTTAGGTGTCATATCTTTTTAATTAATTGAATTAATAATACCAATGAATATAACGTACACGCTAACGGTACGCTAATAAAAAAGAATTTAATAAATTGTATTGCTTTCATAATGTTTAAAAATACCCCCGCCATTTTTATAACGAAACACCCCTGTTTTGTTTATTAATGTTTTAGCGAGGGTAATATTTTTATTTTGTTTTTAAATAGTTTAACATAGCGTTTCGATTAGCTTCTTTGTCTATGTCCTGGCTTGTTCGGTTGCTATCGCCCATAGCTTTGAATTGTGCGTGTGCTTCCTCTTTACCATTCATAAACGCTTGGTGCCGTTCTTCCCTATATTTTTCCAACATTTCAAAGAAGGTAGGCATATCCATTCTATCATATACTTTGCCGTATTTATATTTTACCATGCCGTCTAAAAATAAAAGTATGTCCTGTATAGCAAGTTGATCCTGTTCCGAGTCGTTTATTAATTCGTAAGCTAAGTTCATTATTTGTTGAGGGTTCATTCCAACTCTTAAATTAAAGTTATTCAAAGCCTTTGTTATTGCTATTGATAATATCCCCGATACCTTTTCAACTCCGTAAACTTTTGTTAAAGCTGGTAGCCTTTCACTAACAGGAACTAACTCGATTACTTTCATTGGCAACGCTTCTCCTTTTTCTTTATAACGGCACATTTCGTTATATAGTCCACCGCTATCGCCTTTCGCTAAAGAATTGAGAATGCGCCTGGTTAAGCTGCTCGATGGTAACTTTTGGAGCAATCCTTGTTGTGTTGTTGTTATTTCGTGTGATGATTTCATCGTTAAATGATTTTTGATTCAAATAAGTTGTTGGGTGCTTTCTAAATGATTTATCTGGAGTTGATTCTACATAAGCTTGAACTGTTTGTAAAGCTAAATCTTTTTCTCGCTCATTTAACTTATTCCATGATTTTTTTGCTTTATCCTTTGAAATTTTATAATCATACCAAAGCCACCAATCTTCAAATTTTGCGTCCAGGATTTCAGTTTTAGTTTTATTTATAGTTTCAGTTATAGTTTCAGTTTCAGTTTCCATATGCTGAGCATATGCTTTGCTTGTGCTATCGTTTTTAATTGATTTAGCATTATTTCGCCTTGATTCTGAGAATTTTTGCCTACGAACTGTTTCGTTATACATTCTTTCATTAAAATACAAACCATCTTCCTTTATAAACTTACACCATATTTCATCGTCATATGCTTTACATATGCTTAACATATCCTTTTCAGTTAATTTACCTTTTTGATGTTGTAAGCATAAAAGCCTAATGTATTTGCCAACTTGTTCGTTAGACATTGTAAAGGTGCCACTAAGGAAATCCGAAGTGTAAAATAGAACGGCTGGGTCTTTACTCATTGTCAGTCCATTTTAAATATATTTTAGAATAAAAATCTTGCAATATGTGTACCATTGGATTGCCCTTTTTTTGCAAAATCAACAACATTGATTTGAAATCATGTTTTGCTTCTTCTTCAATAATATGGCAATTTTCACAATAAGTTACAAAATTGTTTAATTCATAATCCCATGGATCATTACCATAGATATATGAAATGTGATGGACGTTTAATGTTACGTCTTCTTTTGTACATAATTGACAAGTAAAATTGTCTCTTTCCATAACCTCAAGACGTTTCTTTTGCCATCTTGGGTCTTTTAGTTTTTCAGCGTAAGTCATAAAATAAAAAAGGGATTCAGACTCAACAGGTAATGCGACTACCTGCAAATCCTCCTCCCTAATAAGTTATTGTTGATATGTCGCATATATCAAGGCAAATATAAGCTAATTAATTGAATAACTTGCGAAAGTTTTACCTTCTTTAGTTACATATTTAGTTGCAATCTTTAAGCCTTCGTCTCGTAAATTCTTGATCCTGGCCGATAACCTAAAACACCCAAATTTATTAAGAGCGTCAATTGGAGTAATTGCTTTGCCTTTACTTAAATAGGCTTTGATTTGTTCATTTTGTGTTTTCATAGTTGTAGTTTTTAGTCTTCTTCGATTAAAATTTTGTGTTTAATATAATTTTCGTGATGTTCTTTTGTGTATAAAAGTTCATTATTATCAGTTCTTCTATACATCATTTGTTCTTGGTCATAAATAATAAACCTATGTGCTTTCATATGTTCTTTTTTAGATAACCAAATAATATCTTTATAATGTTCTTCATTATAAGACCAATGATGTTTTTCAGCACCTTCAAATGGCTTTACCATATGTTGAGATTTATTTTTTGCATTTACTTTTTCTGGATATTTTGCCTTCCAATTTTTAATGCTAGTTTTATTAACTTTATATTTACCTGAATAAAGCCTTAAGTGTTTTTCACGACCTCTTTTACGTTCTTTAATTATAAAATTAGGATCAAGAATATTATTTTTATAATTTTCTAATACATCTTTTTTATTACATATTTTACATTTATTAACGTATCCATCTTTTGTTTTAGGGTGCCTGTAAAATTCACTTAAGGCCTTTGTTTCTTTACATTTAAAACATTCTTTCATATAATAATTTTATACAAATATAATGAATTAAAATGGTAGTTAAAAAGGTAATGAACTATTATCCTCTTCCTCTTGTTTATTTACAGGAGTAGCGTATTCTTGTTTGAATTCAGCCTTTGGCTTGTAATCATTAGGAAAAATGTTAAAGTCGGGTTGTTTTTCCTCTTTCTTAAAAGTGTTGGGCCACATTGAATAGCGTTGACCTTCAATAGTAAATTCAATTACTTCTCCTTTTGCGGTGCTTTTTTTCCAAGCGCCAAATTTGATTTTGTTCATGTTTATTTGTTTAAAGTGATTACGAAAGATTGTTTATAAGATTTCAAAGGAATAGCGCCACGCTCAAACTTTTTGCCGTTCTCTTCGATTTCCTTTTGTTCAGCCTTTAAAATATCGATTTGCGCCTGTAATTCTGCCCACCTTTCGGAGTAAGCAGCATAATCATACGTTTGGGTATCTTTAAGGCTTAAATTGGCGCCTAAATGGTCGTATTTACCTTTAGGGCATTTGTCTAAGAAGTCGATTATATGTTCCTCGCTTTTTGCCCTTAATGTTTTAGTAAAGTTTTCCATTACGGCAATTTTAACGGCTACATCTTCGGCCTTTATTGTGCCTTCGGATAATTCATTAGCTACATTATCAGCCAATACTTCAATTTCGCTTTTAGAGGGTGCGACTTCCCAAATTGCTAAAGTATTCATGTTATAAATGGTTTTTCTTAGTGGTAAATAAAGCAGTAATTGCAGGGTTAACTAAATCTTTGTTAAGTTTATGAAGTTCGCTTAATTCGGTTAAATTTTCGCAACTATCAATCGCTAAAGTTAAATCAACTACGTTTTTGTGCTTCTTAACAAATGCCGGCAACTTAGTTTCCTTAAAATGTGGTTTTTCTTTTTCTCCTGCTGCGTCCGTGTCTTTGTCGCTCACTACTCCAAGAATTGAAGATAAACAGTACCTACGAAAATAGGTTATTCCCGATCCTATCGCTTGAAAATCATTCATTCCCTTTAAGCTTGTTGTCGGTATGTCGCAATAGCTTTCTAAATATTCCCCGCTTTTAACATGGAATAAAATTGTTTTCAATCCGCTACCTTCTAACATTTGAGTAAAGCCTAAGCCGTGCTTTTTTAATAGCGGGTTAATTACTTCTAAGATTTGAGGTAAATCAGCGTAAGTGTAACCATACCCCGTTGTACCTTTGTGAATTACAGGACATTCCTGTTGGAAGTCTGCTAATGCCTTAAAAATGTTGATAAGGCTTTTTTGTTGTAAGTCGTTCATAGATTGTGTTTTGGTTAAATAATAATTAAAAATAAATAATAATTGTTAATAAATCAAATAATTTGGCATAATTTTTTAATCTCTTCCTGGAAGTCGTTATCATAGCGTAAACTTAATACTTCCTCAATGGTTTGTATAGCATGAATAACGCTTGTATGATCCCGATGGTATAACCTGGCAATTTCTTTTAAGGTTAAGCCTGTTCGCTTCCTTAATAGGTACATTGATATAAACCTACCTTTTACATAGCTTCTTAAACGGCATTTCCCTTTTATTTGCGCTTGGGTAAGTCCATAAAAGTCGCATACGTCGTTAATTATTTGGTTCGCGTGTTTCTGCTCGTTGTATAGCAGTTTGTTCATCGTTCGGCTTGGTGCGGTCCAGTAACTCATATTGTAGTTGTTTTATTTTGTTTCTTAACATTTCGTTTTCTAATTCTAAAATTTGTATTTCTCTAATTAACTCTTGTTTGTTGTCTATATAACTCATAAGTTATTTGTTTTGGTTATTTAACTTAAATAATAATTCTGCATTTTTATATATCAACTCTTCGCTTAGTTTTTTATATCTATGTTTAGATTTTAATGTTTGTTCAATAATTTGTTTTAAGTTTTTTATATATTCATCTTGTCTATTTCTTTCGCCATTTTTACGAAGTAATTTATTTTCATCTTCAAGTTCTGCTATTTGACTTTCTAATATACCAACCATAACTCCATAATCTTTTAATTGTCTATGCAAATCGGCAATTATTTCGTTTTGGCTATATATTCTTTTTACTTGCAATAAAACTTCCCTATCTACATAAGTTTTCATAGGTTATTTGTTTTGGTTATAAGAATATATTTACAGGTAACATAAATTGGTCGGTTATTTCGTATAAGTCTAGTATAAGCCAATGATAAGACTTTAATATTCGCTTTTGTACCTCATTCATACGAGCGACCTTAATTAAAATATCTTCTTCGCTTGACATTAAACGTACGGGTTGGTCGTCTGCGCCTTTGCGCCATAACGATAAGTCCTTTTCAAACATATCTTGTCTGCGTTGCGCTTCTTTTAATAACTCTAATAAACAAGTTGCCCTTTTGTGTAATTTTAATTGTTTCCCTTGATAGATTAACTTTTGCATAATGGTTTGTTTTTAGTCGTTAGTAATATAATTCATAAAATAATACTTTGATCCGTTACAATTATCGCTTGGGTAATTTTTAGCGTCATCGTAGGCTTGTTCAATGCTTCCTCTTTCAAACCCTAAATAATTCTTTGCCATTTCGATAACTGTTTCGGGAGCAACAGTAAACGTTTCAGTTTTTAATACTTCTAAATCTTTGATTAGTCTTCTTAATGCAGTTGTCATAATGTTAGGTTGTTTTAAATACTATTGTTAATGTGTTCACTTCGGGAACATATATTCTTCTCTCTACTTCTAAATGATATTTATTACCTTGATAATAATGTACCATTACATCCCCTACCATTAAAGGAATGGTGCAATCTAATTGGATTGAAATAAGGTCTGTTTTACCTTCCCACCACATAAATTGTAATTTTGTTTCGCTCATAGTTGTTTGGTTTTAAATGTTGTCAGCAAGACACATGATTAATAATGAAATTGTAAAAATGATTACTCCGCAAGTAATTGAAACGCTTTCGTCAATGTACTTTTTGTTGTCGTTTTTGAAACTCATAATGGTTTGTTTTTGGTTTAAAGTATGTCGGTTGTTCCGTTGGCGATACCGACCTAAACGCATTGGGGAAAGTTATTTATAAAAATTCATAATAATTTATTGATACAAAATTTCTTGGTATGTATAATTTATTTTTACCAATGTTTAAGGCTTCTTTTTTTGTATTTGCCTCTACCGAAATAAATTGTTGAATTAAGTTGTATGAATTGCCTTCTTTTATTTTAAGAATAAATTCAATTTCATAATTTTTCATAGCTTTTTGGTTTGTTTGATAAATCGAAATTCGTATTTATTTATTTATTCACCAAACTTTTTAACAACTTTTTTTCACAAATACATAAAATAATATAAAGAAAAGCCACAAAACCCACGCTACCATTGAGTTATTATAATAAAATATATATGTTATTCTTAATAGGCTGGAATTATATCGCTCAATCTTGAGCCGTTTATAGGTCAATTTAGGCTGATTTTGACCTGTATTTAAATAATACGTATCATTTTGAATTATTTGTACGTACAAAGTAAGGGTAAAACTTGACTAAAGTTGTTATAAAGTAAGGCCATAACTTGACAAAAAAAGCCCTCGTAGAAACGAAGGCCGTAAACCATTATGTCTGTCTATGAACTTTTACAAAAATATATCAATAAGTTGATAAAACAAAAACTCCTGGCTTTTTACACCAGGAGAACACAACTATGAAAAACAACGTTACAAAGATAACTTTTTATTTAGAGCCGTCTTGGAGCGGTAAATGCTTACTATTATCGACCTGCCTATAACCTAAATTCCAAAGTATTTTAGTTAAAGTAACGCTCTTTTCGATTACTTGTTCCTCGCTATCATCGGGGTTAAGCAAATGAAATATTTCGTGTATGTATATTTCAAGTTTCTTTCGGCCCTTTAAACGAGGATCAATATAAATAACCCCATCGCTTTCAGCTATGCCGTGCGCTTGTTCCCTACCTAACTTTTTATGTATTATCTTAATTTTCATCTTTCATTTCTAATAAATCGGGCCTTTCGTCAATAACAATATTAATCTTTTGTCCGCCTCGAACTTTACCCAATAACTTTTTTATTTCCGCTTCCTCGTTGTATAGTTCAGTTAATTTTTTCACTAACCAATTCTCTTGCTCCGTTAAACTCATTTTGTTAAATTTTGCTGGTAATTTCATGTTAATATACTTTATCGTTATTGTTCTCAATAATTTTTCTAAGATACAAAGCCAAGTCCAACGCTTCCTCGTAGGCATAATACACCCAATCTTTATCGCTTATATCTTTGCGGTCTAAGGTTGTTCCGTACTCAAGTTTCCCTTTAGCTTCGCGCTTACGCATATCCTCTATTACTAATGTTAAAATATTTGAGTCCATTATTTATCGGTTTTTGTGTGCATTTTTCCGCACGTTTTACAACGCATTTGAACTTTTACTAATCCACTTGCAGTAACTCGCTTATTGTTTCTTACAATATCATCACTACCACATTCGGGACAACTTCCCCTGTCGCCACCAAAGATAACTCCATAATGTGTCTTAGCGGGTATATGTAACGATAATTCTTTGTGAACTTTCTCTAACAGGATCACATCTTGAATACAATAATCAATCATTTTATTTAACGCTACCTTATCGTTATTAAGCATGATATTTTTCCATAAATCAAAGTCAGTATGTAATTTTTGCCCTAAACCTAAAAACTTGCCAATATAATCAAGGCGATTAGAATTAAACTTAAACTTTGACCGAGCAACCTTTAATGTGTCAATGGTTATGTAAGTTGGAAACATTTCAATCCTATGGAATAAACAACGAGTTCTTATCCAAGCTAAGTCGAATTTATCTCCATTATGGCCTACTAATTCGTCAGCTTCGTTTGCTACTTTAATAAAATCTTGTAATAACTT